CATCACCCGCGACTAGGTGTTACCTAGCCGCTGTGAACCCACCGTGACACAATTGTGTCGCGGCAACCTAAGATGAAACCGGCTTTCCAGACAATGTCTGGCGCTGGCTTCTCCAAAAAGTACTGGAGAAGATCATCAAAGGTCCCCCGTGCCCTCTTCCTCACAACGGAGCGTAGCTCCAGTGTGTTCAGTTCCTGTCGTTGGTGGGGTTCATTCCACCTACGACGTCCATGGAACCGAATACCTTTGCAAAAAGAGAAGGCACGGAATCCCGGTCCCGCAGAATGAGTGTAAAGGAACTTCTGAGTCATTGACTTCGGAAGTTCGGAAAGCATCCATTCGGCAGTTTTCCACATACACTTACCGTGCAACAAGTTGGAGATTTCTAACCAACTCGCAACACGGGTCGTATGTTTCGGACTGGGTGGTAGTATGTCTGCCAGATAAACTGGTGTGACATCATGGCCGTGATAAGCGTCCATGCCGCAAGATTCGCGGAAATACCCTAAGTAGTGTGACTTTGTCACATTTACTTTTAACTGAAGTTCAGTTAGGGCAACTACCAAAGTCGCAAAGCTCGAAGACGGTATTACGATGTCGTCTCCGAAAACCCGGATCTTCCTCGCGGCCCAGTTGACACTTTTAGATGTCACCTGTTTCTTCTCGTCAAAGAGAAGAGAGGCAATTGCAACGCTAGCGTATACAATTGTCTGCACTGGGAAGGTAACGGCACTACCTTGGGCAGCAAATTTCTTAATTTGCAAGCTTAGGTGAGGGTCTACGCCTGTACGGTCCACGATAAATCTGGATCTTACAGAATGTAGGGCTCGAAGTAAGGTTTCGTTAGAGCCAAAAGCTCTTTCAACAACCCAACATGAGAGCCGATCAGAAGCTGAAGATAAATCGACAGTTGCTGAATCGCCAAGTATACTCGCGTCAAGGGCAGCGGCCTTAGAAGGCTCTTGATCTTGAAACGATATACACTTCCGTGCTGGTTCGGTCATGTTATTCCGAATCCAGCCCAACAATCCTTGTTGCAAGAACTGATGGTAAGTAGGTTCTGACGCAATGAGCCTAGGACCTTTGTAGGTCTTAGGAACAGCAAGCAGAGCCGCAGGTTCTTCTTTCAAGGTTAGTAGCCCTTGGGAATTACCATGTTGCTCTGAATGAAACCTGAAGAAGTTTTGAGGAAAGAATTCCTCTAGCTTTTCGGGCCATGCTGTAGCACTGAACTTATCAAGTCCACTACGTACGTCAGACACCGCTCCGGGCCCATGCTTGGGGACAATATCTGTACTAGACAGATATCTTCCTGGAACCATTCTGGAACAAACGTGATCCAAAGTGGCCCAAAAGGCTCTCGGCAAATTTCCGAGAGACTCATGAGAAGCAGAAAAGGTAAGCCGATTAAGGCTAACCCAACTGCCACTCCAAGGAAGATCAGGATATCGCAAATTCTTCTCGATTGAGATGAATTCATTGACAGCACTCCTTGTAGCTTCAAACGGACAAGTTATTCTTGTCTTCTTGTAGAAACTGAGTAACTGTCGGATTCCGGTAACAACTTCAACCGGAATGTCGGTATCCAGATACCCAAGCGGATCGACACAGGTGTGTAGTAACGTTCGATAGATCCAAGAATCTTGGATTTTCTCTATCTTACTACATCCTGCAGACACGGGAAATTCACTAGGGACGATATAGCCTCGTGAGAGACTACTGTCGAAAGCGCTTCCTATTTTGGGAAGATCTAGCAACATTATTTGTTGCCATCCCCGTGTCACCGCTCTATGCTCAACTTGAGCATAGAACGAGTCGATGGTACTTTGCAGAGTTCCGTGCATCTCCCCTACATCTTTACAAAGATGGAAGAAGGGCACGAGTTCTGCAATGCGAGGTTTCCTCATTTTGTGGCTCCTTTCGAGGCACTTGAGGTCCAATCCAAGACGTTAGTCTCAGAAACTCCTTGTTTAGGGGAGTCGCTACACTTACGACTGGCGACCGATCACATCTTGATCGATCACCGGCACCAAAGCAATGAGAGCGTTCAGCGCAAGCTGAACGGTCGTATCATCTTGGGTGCTGCCAGTTGTTTTAACAACTGTCCAGGTCGACACTGTCCGTTGGTATACACCAGCGGCATAGTGATCGATATCCAGCCGGATGAGGTGAGATTCCCCATCCAGTCCGCGACCAGGAATAGTGTGTTTCACCGAACAGGTGATACTATCCCCGGAAGCAGTCTTCCCAAAGTATTCGGAAGAATGGTTGTCCTGGTTAATACGGTTAAGATTAACCGTAAGAGCGTTGTAAGTGAGAGCGAGTGGAGAGCTCAACATTGAAGTTTTCCTTTCGAGATGGATTGTACGCATACATGCGTTCAAAACAAGGGAAGGGCATCATTGCCCTTTCTTGCGAAGATACTTAGACAACACCAGGGACGCTAATATATGCCCTTTGCCTGCAGCAGGCGAAGGCGTAAATGTTACGTGTGGTGTAGGATTGGCGACAACTTTACGTTGCTTTTTGTGCCCATTGTTTTTGGGTGCGATAAGCTCGGTTGTTCCATTCCAACCGCTTCCCCATATTTTTCGGATATCTACCTCCATGGTATCTTCACACATCAAAGTGACGCTAGAGATACCATTAGGCATTCCACCTCTATGTGCGGCTAAGAAGTCGCCCATATTGATGAAATAATCAATCAACCAGGACCATGGAATAGCATTCCATATCGTCTCGTAAGAGGCGTTGAGTCCTAAAGCCCACCGAGTTCTAGCTATGGGAGAATCCCAATTCGGTAAGGTATAAGCTGGTGTCAGTTTAGCACTGTACCAGATGCGTCGATTGTGGTAGAGATGTTGTACCCAAGATTGGGTAGCCTGGTTGTACGGTGTCGTATAAGACCCCGTATTAACCCGCAACAAGATTTTATTCTTGTCCAACGTTCCGGAAGCTTTCTTGTCTACATCAACACGTTTATAGTGTGCTATAGCGTTTTCCACTGCTTCTCCATAACCTAATAGCTTAATTAGGTCGGAAGCCAAGGGAGCGTATCCAAAAGAATAGGATAGTACACTTCCTGGGATGTCAGAATAAACAAGTTTGTTATTCTTAAATCTCACAGCGTCACGGAGCATTCGTGGGAAGTCCTTAAGTTCAAAGATGAACAAAGGGATATCCACTAGTGGCTTGTTCGGGTTTAACCGACCAATCACATCCGTAGTGTAGAAAGCCCAGTTGGGTTCATTAGGCCATACACTCGTAGGTAAGATCGGAAGATCTACCTCGTAGTGAAAGCTCCAGAACCCAGGGTGGGAAGTACCGCGTAGCCGTCCAGGCGTCACAGACGTCTGGTATTTCGTCCAGTTATTTTCTGTACGATACGGCGGTCCCGGAGATTCCTTGCTAATTTGTGATCCAGATCCACTCGCGAGAGTCGATCCAATCGCAAAAGTATTAACAAGGCCATGACTATATACCTGTTTTAGTGTCCCTTTCGGAAAAGTCCGAGTTTGGGGCCAATTTGCA